GAGCCGTAGAGATGATGCCAGGCCAGTAGTGAGCGTCTGAGCCAACGATAACAACGCCTGATTCCAATCCAACATTAACTCTAACGCCGTTAGCTGGCAAAGTTACATTGAAATCAGGGCTGTTTTTAGCAGTAGCAAGCAATTGGATGCCTTGCCGCTTTTCGATGTCTCTACGCTTGCGATTAACCAATCTGTGGTTAATGCCTAGAATATCAGCTACCTTAGTGACTGATCCGCATGAGTTCCATGCCGCTATAAACTCCTCATCTGTTACTGGGTGAGTCATTATGACACCTGCCTTTTAAATTCACCGCACCATTCGGTAACAGAAGTAATAGGAAAAAAGCTATCAAACTCATCGTCACCTAGATAGATTGTCTTAGGTGGAAACCGTCTACAAATACCAACATCCTCATTTTTCTCACGTTCAAAAAATGAACAGCTTTGGCACATCGGCATACAGTCAGCAGGTATTTTCTTAGTAGCCATACATTGATCTTTCATCTTTACGACGATTAACTAAACCCTTGAGAACCTTACCACCGCCTCGTGTATATTTCATGAATTCACTACCAGCGCCCTCAAAATCACCTCGGTTGTGTTTTTGGCGCAATGTGCTGCGCTGTAAAGTACCTAGCCCTACATTAAAGCTAAAAGAGACGAGAGCATCGAATTGCCCTTGAGTAAGAGAATTAGGGCAATAACGTAGTACACCTCGCTCAAAACGCTGCAAATCTGCCTTAAGAATCGCATTTACTTCGTCCTTCGTAAACTGTCTAAAGTCCTCAACACGTAGCCCTATAGAGCCTCTCTGAGCTACTGGTAATAGTCCCTGTTTGGGATATAAAACATGGCCAACTCCGACAGTCCATAAACCAGCAGGGCAAAGATATGGCTTATATCTAACACCCTCATGATGAATTATGGTTTTAAGTGCCTTGTCGCTTACTTTCATTTTTTACATCTATCAAAATGATATCTTCGCATGTTGCCACCACCGCCAGATGTCCCGCATTTGGGGCAAGTTACTATTTGTCGCTTTCCTTTGCATGCTTGACTTAGTTTTTTTGCATAATTAGGATCACTATTTCTTTTGGCTGCACCATTTTTATATGCTTCAATATTTCTTTTTATGCCAGTTGCTCCGTCAGCATGAGGTGCTAAATTATAAAGATCACCACTATCCCAAGCAGCTTGAATTAATTTAGTTTCAAACTTTTTTGCATCTTCAATTGTTTCTGTTTTTGCTATTAATTTAAAAATAAAATCTTCAACATTGAGTTTTAAATTACGCAATGCTGTAATCATTGTTTTATGACCATTTTTTATATGCGACTTATGATGTATAAGACGCCTTTCAACATTGGAGCTGCTCCCAATATAAAGTTTATTTAACTTTGTATTAATTACTGCATAAACACCAATTGTCATTTTTGAAAAGCCCTTGTGCCAAAATAAAACGAAATTACGGAAGCCCACACAATCTGAGTTTCGTCATCCCAGACTAAGTCCATCATCTCCTTAAACGGAGCGTCTTGCGTCCAGGCATACCAGACACCTGCAATATCAATAGCAACGAGTAGCAGGAATAGACCATAAGTAATTGTAGGCCTGACCATAGCGCGAGCATTAATAACCCATTGACTAGCACCCTTACCAATCTCAATGTCGTGAGAATACAACGCTATACGTTCATCTGCTTGCGTCTGGATACCAATCTGCTCTGTCTTAATATCCTCAATGTGCGCTTGAGCTTCAAAGCCCTTATTAGCCATCTCTAGCTGCTGCGTCATTTGCAATTGAGCCAATGCCAGCTCATGCTTTTGGTCTTGCTTAGATTGAAAGAAGTCCAAAAGTTTAGGCAAGCCACCTGATAAGAAAGAGATTAGCGTAGTAATTAAAGTCATCATTAGTCTTTACCCCCGTTTTTAAACATCCACCAAACCGCATACATTACGAAACTACTAAGAGATACGCCTAGCACTACAGCCAGCCACTCCTGAATATTCTGAATTCTTTGTTCTTTCTTGCGACGAATAGCAGCCAGACGCATACGTTCTTCACGCTCTGCATCTTCGATCTCTTGTTTTCGTTCTAGGATAATTGCATCTCGACGCTGGCACATCTCGTCATAAAGACCTGACTCCTGGCTACCGTAGATTAGAGCCTCTTTAAGCTCTTTTTCTAGCCGGATCATCTCTCTACTTGCGAATGTGGCTTCTAACGCCTCTGCGGTAGCACTACGCTGCGGAGAACCGCTTTTAACGGCCTCTAGCTTCTGCTTTTTTTGCTCGATGACAGCAAGCTCAACTTCTGTTTGCTTATCGAAAAATGTTGCTATGTCGTGATAGCAATCTTGAATTTCGTGACCTAATGATATTAGCTCTTTAACTCCGGCTACAGCAGTTTTAGCGATAGCAACCGCTGCGCCGATAGTTATGGGATCCATTTATCCACCAAATAGTTTTTTAACGCTCATGGTAATAACGGAACCTAAAGCACCAGCGGCAAATACAATCATGTAAATGCCGCCTTTGCCTTGATTGAGCATAGCCGTTACATCGGCCATCTCTTTGCGGAGTAAGTGAATCTCAGCCGTTAATGTCTTAACATCTGCTTGCAATGCACCAAATTCTTGCGGATTAACGTCTGACATAATTCACTCACGGTTGTGTTGGCCAAATAACTTCCCAAGGAAAGCCAGATTGAGATGGAACATCGCGCAATGCTTGGCAATAATCTTTCCATGCTTGAGATGGCGTCATATCACTACGGAAGCGCCAATCTGTTGCCGATAGTTTATCATCTCTTTGCTGTCGAATAAGATTAGCCTTTTCAGCATCTTTTGCAGACTTATATGCAGCTTCTTGCTCTGCTGCTGTAGTCTCGCCATCAGTAAAAATAGGGCCAAGAGTGTACTTAGTAAACCATTTGCCATTTAACAGTTCTACACCAGAAGCCTGCGAGTATTGGTAAACAGTGCCGCCTGTAGCTTGTGCGCCTTCAAATACTACGTCAGCGCCAAACGAGTCCAATATTGCTTCGTTAATTTGAACAGGGAATGACGTATTTGGATTGAGTGCGCGAAACTCACTTTCAAACATTACAGCGCCAGTTGATCTGATTCGTACTTGCATGATGTTCCCTTTAAGCAATAGCTAAGAATATATATGTGCCACCTGAAGCATTTAATGCTGCTGGTGCTGCTGCTGTTACTTTAAATCCAGTTGAATCAGTATCAACATAGTTATTTGCAGTTACTTCAGCCGCAGTTGAGTTTAATAGTAGATATGGATCAGTACCAGAAGATATACCGCGAGTTGAATCCCATACATACCAATCACCCGTAGAGTCAGTGCGCTTAATTAATACAAATCTTGCTCCAGAAGTAAATCCACAAGCTACCGTCTGTAATGCGCCTGTGCCTGTGTAGCTGCCGACTTTAGAGACTCCAGCAAGTGTGGCGAATAAGTAGGCTACATAAGTAAGACCAGCTGAATTTACTTGTGCATTATTCCCTACGAGGGTAAATACAGTACTTGTTGGCGTTGTACTATTCCAATATGAACTACCTGTATTTACAGCGCTTGTAGAATTTAAAAGAATATCAGAAGTGTTACCTAAAAATGATGAATAAACTCTCCATTGAGTTGCATTGCTTCTTGATTTAACTATCATTAATTCAGGGGGAACAGTTAGATTATGCGTTACATTTTGTGCGGTACTCGTCCCCGTATAGCAAACCTCATCAAAGAAGCCAGGTGCGCGTTTAAACGAATACAGTAACGGATAATTGCCTGCTACACCTGCACCACCTGCATACAGCACACCATTGGTTACACCAGTAGTAGTCGGGCCAAACGCAGTAAGTGTGTCTCCGGTTGTTGGAGTGGCTTCTACGTTTGTCAGGTTTGTATATAAAGTCGGAGTATAGTATGCGCTTGTAAATCCACGCAGGCGGTCAGCTACAAACCAATTTGCAACGGTTGTACGGTCTTTAAACCAGCCCATGTCGGATTGTTTTAAAGTGCCTGTAATATCATTAGCAGCGGTAGTTGTATCTACTGAGAATACACTTGTACCCAACGTAGGAATTTTCATTGGCCGACGTATGGCTATGTAGATATAGGTTGCAGAAGCAGCAGGAAAATTAGTACCTACAAAGAATCCTGTTGCAGTCGGGAATATGCCCTGACCTGCACTTGTTGAACTACTTTCTAATGATGTCGTATTTGGCTGTAAATAGTTATAAGACGTAAGAGACGAGCCTCTCATTGTGTCAATAATATTCCAACTTCCAGCACCATCAGACCGCTTTATAAGGAGCCATTGTGACTCATATCCTAGAGTAATATTGCCAGCAGCGCCAGTGCCGTCAGTAGTAAATGACCCACACGAAACCACATTGTCCGCACCAGTAAGGCCAAAGCCACCTGCGTCATGGGCGAATAGGTAGGCTACGTAGTTATAACCTGTACCGTTAACATCAGTATCTCCGTTTAGCGTAAAGGTTGTAGAGGATGGTGTCGTATTATTCCAGTACCCAAAAGTAAATGCTGCAGCAGTACTATTTAGTGCAATTGTTTGAGTATTACCTAATGACCTATGATAAGTAGCCCAACCACCACCTAAAGCAGCATTGGTACACTTAACAATTATAAATCCGGGAACAGCACCAAGATTGTGAGAAATTTGACGCCCAGCAGTACTATTACCAGACCAAGTCACTACATCAAAGAACTTAGGCTGTTCGCGGAATGTCCACGAAACGTATGTTCTACCTGAGCTATTTAAATCACCATAGCTGTTATTTTGCGTAAAGCCATTTGAGTTAAATGACGTTATTGTTCCCGGATCGTTTGCTTGCGCACTTGTGTCATTAGGGTATAAAAATTTACTAATACCTCTAACACTATCAATTAGATTATTATTTGTTGCAGAAGTGCTTCTGCATTTAATCCATACCGCGCCACCCTTACCCGCTAGATCAATCCCATTGGTAATTGTTTGAGTTGTGCTGTTACCCGTATAGAGATACGTAGAGAATACATCTTCAATGTAATTAAAGTCGGCACTAACTTGCGAGTTTTGTGAACTAAACATTTCAATCCTTACAGGTAGTTTTGACCAGCGTTTGAACCAATCCAATACGATCCATTAGCCACAAAGACATACTTATCCATCTTACTAGCGGTAGCTGTAATAGTCGGTGCAGTACTTGCAGGCCACTTAACAGACGCAGGCCAAGTAACTGTACGGCCACCAGTAGCGTCTTGTAGCAGCAGCAAAGTAAAGCCTTTGCCTGATACTACTGTCGGGAATGTAAACGTACAATTACCAGTTAACGTCAGTATCTGAACAGAGCCATTAGCTAAGTCAATTGTGTACGCTGTGCTAGTGTTAGCGGTAGCAACTTCCTCAGTATAACCGTTAGTAAACGTGCCAGCCTCAATCGTTTTATTGGTAAGCGTCTGAGTGCCTGTTAGCGTTACATCGCCAGCATTACCAAAACTAAGCACGCCAGAGCCATTAGTACTAAGAACCTGCCCGCTAGTACCGTCAGCAGTAGGCAATGTCAACGTGTAGCTAGTAGATACAGTGCCAGGAGATTTTAAGCCTACATAGTGCGATGAATCTGTATCAGCTAATCGCAGCGAGTTAGCAGCATTAACAGTTAGCGTATTGCCAACAGTAAACGTATCTAACGAGCTACCGTCTTGCTGATTCTTGAGCTGCGACATAAGCTCACGAATAGCGTTATTAATGCCACTAGGAGCGCATCCTTCTGCAATGTTAATACTGTCAATGTCAGTATTTAGCGCAGGGTTTGTGTCGAATTCACTAATCTTTGTCTTTGCCATAATTTAATCCTATTGAGTCAAGCCTAGCAGTCCAGGCACTGCAAATGGTGATGCGGTTCTAGCTCTTTGTACAGCCTCAGCAAATGTTTCGTTTCTTGGCGCAAACATAGCTTTCTCACCGTATTTATAATATGGCAGTGTAGCTAATCCTGTTAATGCACCCATCATTGGATCGACATAAGTAGCACCGCCTGTTAATAGCGCACCTGTCATTCCACGCGCAGCAGTACCGCTATCAGGAACCTTTGAGCCTAAGACTGACGTGGCTGTACCAGATAACTCTTGCATAGGCGCAGCACCGCGAGCAAATGCACCTTTACGTGCAGACCTATCAGTTTGACGTACAGCAGCCTCTAACTGAGCCGGAGTAAATATACCTTCTTCGCCACGAGTCTTTGCCATTGCAGTCTGTACACGCACAAAATCTTTAAACGCTGTGTCTGCCTTGTTTAAGTCTTTAGCATACTTAGGATTCTGATTCTTCATTAGGTTCATGTACAAACCTTGAAGATCACGATAAGCATTAGCTAACAGTCTCTCAGACCCTTGAGCCGTAGAGTAAGAATTAGCCATTTCACCTAAATCTTGCTTAATAGCTTGCGCTCTAGTGCCTGGCAATACCTGACTAGCACTGAAGTCAGACTTCAACGCATCAACATAACCAGCAAATTCTTTCTGTAGGCTAGGTGGCAGTTTACCTTTTGCATAGCGATTCTTAACAGCCTCAAATGCCTGATCTACACGCGGACTATACTCAATGCGTAACTTTGGTACTACAGCCTGATACTGCGCTCCAATGGCATCCTCAACAAAGCGGTAAGCATCTCTACCTACTGCGTTATCAGGAACCTTGAGACTAGGATTAAGGTTTCTAAGAACCTTGTTGTAGGCAGCAGTGTTAAACTTTTCGTATTGTTGCTCACGCGCACCACTTACCACGCGACCAATAATAGGTAGACTTTCCGCAGCTTGTTCGACTTGCTGAATAGCACCACCAAATGCAGCGCCAGGTGTTAATGGCACACCTTGTTGACGTAACGCAGCAGCTTCAGGACGGATATTAGGCGCAAGCAATCTACCTGCACCACTTAGGCCAGCAGTTACACCACCACCAAACAATCCACCTACGACAGCTTGCCCTGGGATGTCAGCTTGCTCTTGAGCCATACCAGCGCCAGTTAATGCACCCATACCAGTACCAAGTGCAACATCGCCAATCAATCCAGCGCCGCGAGTCACAGGCTTTAATGCTGCACCTACAGGCATAGCAAGACCACCGGCTAGTTCAGTACCGATAGCAGTCTTTGGATAGTCTTGTTTAAACTGACCTTGCTGACCTCTGAGTTGATCTCGTAGCTTCGTGTATTCTGCGCTACTAATT